CAATGGTATCGACCGAATGACAGATTTTGCGTTAAGGTGCTTGGAGAGTTCCCACTGGAGGGCGAAGATCAATTAATTCCTTTAAGATGGGTAGAGGCGGCTGTTGAGCGATGGAAGGAACGAAATAATAACGGTTTTGTAATGGGTAATAAATTAAGATTAGGTGTTGATGTTGCGGGTGAAGGTCGAGATGCAACGGTATTTTGTTATAGATATGATAATCATGTCAATCAAATGAGAAAGTTTTTGAAAAGCGATCATATGGTAACGGCTGGCAATGTTAAGAATGAATTAGGGAGTTTAGGCGGATTGGCTTTTATAGATACAATCGGAGAGGGTGCAGGAGTTCATAGCAGGTTGAATGAATTAAATCAAAATTCAGTTAGTGCAAAATTTTCTCATAGTGCTAAGATGTTAAGGGACGTTACAGGGGAGCGAACATTTAACTCGATGCGGGCTTATTGCTGGTGGGCTGTTAGGGATGCATTAAATCCTGAACATGAGATTGATTTGGCATTACCTCCGATTCCTGAATTGGTAGAAGATTTAACAGAGCCGTTATTTGATGTTGACAGTCAAGGACGAATTCGATTAGAGAAAAAAGAAGATATAAAAGAACGTTTGAAACGTTCACCTGATTATGGTGATAGTTTAGCATTAACTTATTATCCGTATTCACCATTTAAAGTAAAACCAAGAGTAATGAACAGGTAAAACATGAGTATATTTAATAGATTTTTCAAAGGTGTCCAGCAAGAAATAAAACAAACTGGCTTTTTCTCAAAGGATCGTCATCGAACCACTACCATAATGAGAAAAACAGATGATAGTCAGTTTTCGCAAGACCTTACAGAAGATAAGGGATATTACTATTTAAAATATAAAGTGTTTGAACGGATAAGATCGGGTATTCCTGTTGTAAATAGATCTATTCAATTTTATTGTAATTTGTTAGGAAACTTTGAAGTAGAGTGTGAGAATGAAAGCACTCGAAAGTTTATCGTTGACTTTTTAGAGAATGTTAGAGTCAATGATTTATTCAAAGGCATTACGAATTTTAATAAGCAAATGGTTGATACTTATTTAATTAAGGGATCGTCATGGTGTGAGGAAATAATAAGCGAGACTAATAGCGGAGTTGAACGGATAAATGTTATCCCGATTGAGTACTTGAGATTTATTAAAAATGATGTTACCGGTGAGTATGAATTTGGCTATGTTGATAATACGGCTATACAAACACAAAGGATATTAAATCAAGAGTTAATATACTATATGGCTAATGATGTTCGCAATGGTAAGATGTACGGATATTCATTGTTTGATAGTGTGCCTTTTGTATCTCAAATTTATTTCAGGATATTGCAATCAATTCAAAATTCTGTTTTTAGGATGGGAGATCCTTCATTCTGGATTGAATTTGATGTTGACAAAGAAGCGAGATTAACAGAAGGCGATATTGAAGAGGTAGCTGATGGAGCCGAAGCAGCAATGAAGAACTTATTTCAACAACGATACGCTGGTCAGGTTGCCGATGTTAGCGTTCCTGTTCCTCCCGGTGTTAAGATAAGTATTAAAACCATCGGCTCTGATGCTGTCTTGATGGATTTAGAAATACCAATTAAAACTATTCATTCACAGATAGAAAGTGCCTCTGGAGTACCTGGTTTCTTAATTGGTCTGTATACAACTGGCAGTACTGGTTTCAAAATTAGTACTCATCAAGCGGATATAATTTCTAAAAGAATTGATGATATAAGGGATGTATTAACTTCGATTATTGTACCAATAGTCAAACGACACTTAGTTTTAAATAAGAAATTCAATATTCCATTTGAATTAGGATGGGATGCTGTTAGTTTGATGGATGAAGTTGAGACGGCAAGAGCCAGATTCTTAGATGCACAGACTAAGCTTAATCTTGTCAAGGCATTGATTGAACTATTTACAAACAATTTAATTAACGAGGATATTGTAAGACAGGAGATATTAGAAAACGGCATACTTTCACCTGAGACGGTTGTAAAATTGGGAAATGCAGATTTAATCAGAAAGTTAAGTGATAGAAGCACTTTAAAACAATTGATTGCTATTTCCAAGAATATTAAGAACGGTAATGGCACGGCTAAAGTTGAGAGTGATTTAGTGGGGATAAATTAAAATTATAACATTACAATTTAAACGATAGGATAAATACAATGAAGGATAAAAATATTATTGATTACTTGAGCATATTGAATAAACATATTCTTGAAGTATATACAGAACTAAATGAATTAAAAGAAAAAATGTGGACTATTTCAAGTAGTATTGAAAACAATAAGAAAAAGGTTAAGAGTGATTATTTAGAAATAATCGGTAAACAGATAGGAAAAGACTTATCTTGTCATTTATGGAATGAACTAAGAAAAGAATTATGTGAATGTAATACTAAAGCAATAGATTTAAGTGAACACTCAAAGTTTTGTAGATACAGAGAATTTACTGTAGGAGTACTTGAATTGGCAGGTATTAAAATATAATGTGTGAATTACATAATGATCCTTTCAGCTTATACGGATTAATACCCAATGACAATATCGGGTATAACTTTAATCCAGAATTGTTCTTTGACAAAGCTTTATTAAAATCTGGCATTAAGATAATTACAGCTTCTGATATTGAGGTTGAATTATCACAGCGTAAACATAGACGAAAAAGAAATAATGTATTACTTGAAAAAATGTTTACATCGTTTGCTAAGAAAATAGTTGAATTTGAGATTGATACTTTGAAACTTTTCGGGCTTCCGAATATAGATGAAATTGAAAGGGTAATATCTGATTTTGATTATGAGTATCCTGAATTATCGACTATTGAATTAAACGCTAAAAAGAAAAATGCTTATAAGCGAATAGTAAATGAACTATCAGAGGATTTCACAGGCAAAAAAGATTTAATTAAAAAAGTAAGTCTTGATGATTTATCTTTGTTTCAATATTACATTTTAAATCAGTTCTCAGCGACTACAGAATATGTATTTCAGGATATACTTGATTCTTTACCTGATGATTTAGACGAAGGTTTATTAAATACTATTATGTCAAGTCGTATTGCTCCGGTACTTGATAATGTATACCTAAAGAAAATGATAGACAAGGGCGGGAAACGGATTTCTACACAATTAGCAAATGACTATTTTCAAGACACATATCAAACTTTAGTGCAGATGGTTAAAGAGGGAAAAGACCCTTACACAATGGGCGGATATCTTCATAAGAAAGTGGGAAAGGGAAAACTTTGGTATTGGAGGCGAATTACAAGAAGTGAATCTGTACTGGCTATGAACTCAGCTTTTAAAGCTCAAAGTATTGCATCAAAGGTACAATATGAGGTTTGGAGCGCTGCTTTAAATGCTTGTGAAATTTGTCAAGGTTTTGATGGGCTGATGTGGCGATTAGGAGAGGGCCCAGAGCCAGTAAGTTCAACTCACCCGCATTGCATGTGCTTTAAGTTTCCAAGATACTTAACGGATGGCACTGCAGTAATGAGATCGTGGAATCGTTCAACGCCTTATGATAGACCTTACAGTCTCGAAGATGTACAAGCATTAAGACCAGATTTAACAAACAATCCATTAATCGGCGGCAGTATTCCAGCGCCAAGAAACTTTATACCATAAACTATAAATATGATAAGTAACCTAAACTCATATACCTGTATAAAATGCAACAAATATATTGATGTTGGCAGGGGTACAATGGATATTCACGAAGATAGAAACTTTGAATGTCCTTCATGTTATACGATAGTTTCAAAAGGTGAATTATATCGACCTGATACGATAACAGTTTTTACGATTATGGGAAAAGCTTTAGGTGATAGTGTTTATAGTAATTTCCTGAAAAGAATGTACTTACAATTTAATCCGAAAGAAACAGTATATTTTTTAACAGAGCGAATGACGGTTGAAGGAATAAAACAATTACTTAATCCGGATAAAATATTCTGGAGCGATGTTCAGGATGGCGAAAGTAAGGGGACACCAAAGGGCGTTTATTGGTTTTCATTGACTAATGAAGTCAAGGCTTATAACAAGATGGGTTACTATCCTGAACTTTGGTTTAAACCATTAGACGTTAAATTTAAACCTAAAAAACGAATTATATTACATCCAAGAAATGTAGATAATGATACATCATTTAAAAATATGAATTTTGAAGTATTTAAGGAATTGTTAAGATATTTAAAAGAGTATGATATTGTTTTAATAGGTAATGATGAAAAATTCAAGCATGAAAATATTGGATTAACTAATATAATCGATTATAGAAACAAGCTATCATTATCTCAGATTGTTGACTTGATTAACGATAGTACTTTGTATTTGGGAGTTGATTCAGGACTGGCACATATAGCGGGCTGTTGCAATACGAAGATGATTGTATGGGATTTCAGGAATTTTAACTGGTTTCCAATTACGAGAAATAAACATAAGTATTTGCAATTAAAGGATAGTACGATTGATAATATAATAAAAAACATTCAGGAGATATTAAATGGGAACAGATAACGAAAAACTTCTTTTATTAATAGGTAAAGAATTTGAAGTTGATGAAAATACTAAACATCTTATGGCAGGTGATAAATATTCTTATTTTGTTGACTCATCGACAAATAAATGTTATCGACCTCAAGAAGGAACAATATTAACATTAACTGAAGCAGAATTTAAAGATGAATTTATAGAAATTACTACCTTAAAAGACGGGATTCATTATGCATCTTCCGAAGCGATTGAAGCATTAGATATTAAATAATAAAAAACATTGAAGTAATATTAAACAATAAGGAAAAGAATAATGGAAACAACAAAGGCATTGAAGATAATAGATGAAATTAAAGAGATGCATAGTTTAGATAACTACTGGGGAAATCCATTTGAGGATGATGAAGATAAATTTCAGGTTGCTCTTGATAGTATTAGAGATGCTATAAAAAATAATAAACCGTTTTTTAAGATAACAGATTTATTATTTGATGAGGATATTAAAATACAACAAGAATATGAAGAGCGATGTAGAAATAGAAGAAAGTGGAGAACTTTTAAAGAATGGTTATATGATTTACC